CTGGGATAACAGATGCAGGCTCAGTTTCTGCTAATGGATGGTTTCGTTCTACCGGTGCTACTGGTTGGTACAATCAAACATACGGTGGCGGGATATTCATGGAAGATAGTACATGGGTTCGTGTTTATAACGGCAAGAACTTTTATTGCCCTGCAACAATTCGTGCTGAGAATGTAGTGCAAGTAGCAGGAGTTGATGGTGGACTTTCAATGCGCTCATGGACCGCAAGTTCTAACTATATGTCTCTTGCTACAACTAATATGTCTGCCTCAGAATACTGTGTTTTATCTGATGGAACTAATACATTTCTGAGCGGTGGTGCTGGAGGTGTAACTTATATTAGAGCAGGAAATAACGATACAAATGGACAGATTGCAGTTAGTTCTGGTTCAGTTACCGTTGACAGTATCATTGTTAGCGGCCTTAGTGGAATAAGATTCCCTGCCGCGAGTGCGGTTTATACCAATATGCCAAGCGACTATAATTTTTCTTTAAATTTTGCTTATTCAAATAATTCTTATATGTATGTTTTGGTGAATAGCGACAATGGTGCAGTTAGATTATGGAGCACCGCTGCCGCTTCAGACAGAAGAATTAAAGATAATATAAATGAAAATGTTTCTAATCATTTAAATAAATTTTATTCTTTAAAAGCTTATGATTTTGAATACAATGATAAAAAACCTTTTGTCGGAGGCACATATGCGCCAACTGGAGAAAAAGAAGTAGGCTTGATTGCTCAAGAGGTAAGAACTATTTTTCCAAACATGGTTATTGGGAATGAAGAAGATAGTTATTTGCAGATTAATTATCAAGAATTTTGTAGAGTCCTTATTGCTGCAAGTCTTGACCAAAATAAAAGAATTGAAGAATTATCTAGTAAAGTTGAAGAACTAGAATCTCGTCTGATATAATACTTGTTATGAATGAACAAAATTTAGACATCAATCTGATCATGCAGGCTTTTCAAGAAAAAGTAAGTCAGCTGATAACAGAACTTGTAGTTAAAGAAGCTGCAATAAAACAACTAACTATGCAACTAGCACAGACACAAGCGCCAGTTGATGAATTTGAAACCCCCACCAATCCAAATGAAAAGGTAAAATAATGTCACAAGAAGTACAAGCTACAGCAGAAGAAGCACCAGTAGAAATACAGACAGAAGCACCAGCACAACCTAAAAAGGATTTTGCAATTACTATTACCATTAGTGATCAAAACCTTGGTTACAAGAGTGATTTCAACGAAGCTGAAACAGTTTTTTGGCTCGAGTCAGTTAAGGCTCTTATCGTCAAAAGAGCTTTTGAGGCTACAGAATTACAAGCTCAATAGCTAACTTCTCCTTTGTAGTTTTAAATACTACTATTAAGTTATATATTTAAACAGGAGAATATAAATGGCTTTAAAAGATTATCTTCCATTTGTCCAGAATAGTTCTGCCGATTTTCTAGCAAAGTCCATAGAACCAGATCAGGTCAAGTCTTTATCCAAGGCGCTTAAACCAGCGTCCTTGGCTTTGGGCTTTCGTGGCACAACTTATTACTACAACGTTAGGGCTACCTTTGAACCATCGCCCTATAACTTTGAAAGAATATTACAAGCCCTAGATACAGACTCCTACGCCAAGCAAGGAATGCTTAAGTACAAGGAGTTGTTTTGGAAAGAAGGCTGGAAGATTACTGGAGAAAATCCAGAGGCTGTTGCATATATTAATCAAAGAATAGACTTTATGGAAATAGCCATGAAGAGACCATTTAGCGATTTCCTTCTTGAGGTAACAGATCATCTAATTAAGTTCTCCAATGTTTTTATAGTTAAGGCAAGAGCTGACATGTCTCAGTACTTCCCTACTCCTTTAACACCAATAAACGGCACTCAACCTATTGTTGGATATTACATTATTCCAACCGAGCAGGTTAGGATCCTGCGAGACAAGCACAACAAGCCTAAGGCTTATAGACAGCAGACCAACCCCTGGACCTATATGCCAACGGATAGAGACCCTGTATGGGACGCTGAGAAGGTAATTCACTTACACTTTGACAAGAAGACTGGACGTGCATTTGGCACTCCATTTATCAGTGCAGCCCTAGATGATATTATTGCTTTGAGACAACTTGAAGAAGACATTCAAAACTTAGTCCATAGAGAACTATTCCCTCTTTATAAATATAAGATTGGAACAGCCGATCAACCAGCTGAGCCCGAGGAAATCGAAAGAGCATCTTCTGAGATAGAAAGCATGCGAGCTGAAGGTGGATTAATTCTTCCATTTAGACATGACGTAGAAGTTATAGGGGCAAACAACGCTTCGCTCAATGCTGAAGGTTATTTGAATCACTTTAAGGAAAGAGTAGCTATTGGACTTGGAGTAGCACCTCATCACCTAGGCATGTCTATGAACGGTGGCAATAGAGCTATGACCGATAGATTAGACACTGCACTGTATGACAAGGTTAAACAATACCAGAAGCAAATGTCTGAGATGATTAGATTACATTTCTTCAATGAATTATTATTTGAAGGCGGATTCGATCCAATCGTAAACCCAATGGAAACAGGCGTTTCTGATAGATGTTATTTTAAATTTAATGAGATTGATGTTGATACGCAAGTTAAAAAAGAAACTCACATAATACAGAAATATACTAACTCTACAATCACTTTACCTGAAGCTAGAGTACAACTTGGTATGGATCCAGATTATGATAGAGATGAATTGTTCGCCGGCATTCAAGCTGATATCCAAATGGAGATAGCAAAAAATCAGGCAGAAGTTGTAGCAGATAATGCTCCTCCAGTAACAGCAGGGGCTCAGAATTCAGATAAGCAAAAACCTGCTCCTAAGGGACAGAAGAACCTGCCGTCAAAGAGAAAAGGTGCTGGTAACGTAATTCGTCCAGCAAATCAACAGGGCAGAAGAACTTCTCCTAATATAAGAAGATCTGATCTTTCTTGGCTCCCAATGATTGAAAATGCACTCAAAGACGAGTATAATGTATATGAGCAAGACGAAACAGTCGAACGAAACGAACAGGTAGATTAATGTATATTGAATCAGAAATAGGCAAGCAAATGAGATACGGTGACAATGCAATCGATGCATTCTTAACCGCAGTAGATAATGGCCAAGCTAGACTAGGCTTACAAATCCTAGTTGATATTGTTGTAGCTTTTGCAGACAAGATCGATGAACTTGAAGCCGCTAATCAAAAAGAAGATGTTGTTGTCGTTGAAAAAATTATCACTCCTGCAGACGTACCCGCGCCTGTAGAAGTGCCTAAGGTTGAAGAATCAAAGCCTCTTACAAAAGAAGAAGAAGTTCAATCTAGAAACAAAGTTGCTCCCAAAGAAGCTGCTACCGAAAAGTAAAATGAAACTCATTATAGGTTGCCCTATATATGATAGGGAATGGATATTCCCAGCTTGGGCATCTTGCATAGAAAATCAATCTTTCCCATTAAGTGAAATAGGTTTTGTTTTTGTTGGAAGTAAAGATGATACTGGGACTATAGCTATGATTGAAAGATGGAAATCAGTCCATCCAGAAATTCCTTTTGTAGATTTTATATCGGCAGATACCTTGAACCATTCTTCCCACGAAGAAGGAATGCGTCAATGGACTATATCTAAATATGAGAATATGACTAACTTAAGAAATATTCTTTTAAATAAAGTTAGAGAATATGAGCCTGATTATTTCTTTAGTCTAGACTCAGATATCTTATTAACTAATCCAAGCACTATTGAGTTATTAATAGCCCATATAAAAGATGGGGCAGATGCCGTAAGTCCACTTATGTTTATGACTCCTGTAGGAATGAGATTCCCTAGCGTCATGAAGTGGATTGGCGAAGTAGGCAAAAAGGCAATGAGAATTGATAACTTTCCTTTAGGGACTTACTTCCAGTCAGACATTATAATGGCTGCAAAAATGATGTCAAAAAATGTGTATCAAAATATAAACTATCAAATACATGAACAGGGAGAAGATCTTGGTTGGTCTGGGAACTGTGCAAAAATGGGATATAAACTGTTTAGTGCATCCTACATGTATGCCCCTCATATTATGAGTAAAGCTATGTTTAATGATTTTATTAAAAATGGTGATCCAAGACATAAAGATGTGTTGCAATCTTTATCTAAAGTATGATATTCTTATATAAGAATGTTTAGTTTATAATAACTTAACTTACTATAATGTTTAGTTTAAACTGCTCTTTAGGGAGAACAAATAAATGACTTTTGAATTCACGGAGAACTTTACAGTTCAACTTCCAGATATCAGCGAGAGCAACTATAATTTCTCGGAATCATTTAATGCTAACTATGGCTTAATTATTGAAGTTGCTGCAATCCATGAACGGATTGACCTCTAATTACAATAACTATTCCGCTGTAGAGCTTGAAAAAGCCTTGCAGTCCTGGGTTGAGCCATACCCTAAGCCAATCATCATGAACCATGATCTCAACACAGAGCCTATTGGTCGTGTTATGGCAGCAAAGATGGATAAAGAAGGTGACGGAAGTCCTTTCGTGAGATTGCAAGTTGCAATTACAGATCCAGTTGCTGCACAAAAGATCCTCGATAAGAGATATCTTACTGGTTCAGTTGGCGGTAGAGCAGGAAAAGCAGTTTGTTCCATTTCCGGAGAAGATCTCGCTACCGAGAACGCATCAGGAAGACCAGCTGCTCCTAAGTATCGTAGAGGTCAAGTCTACAAAGGCAAGCTTGCATTCATAGATATGCAAGACATTTCCTTTAAGGAATATTCTTTCGTAA